AGGAATGGAAAAGATGATGGCGTCGTTGGCAATCAGGGTCGCGCTCATGAACCTGACTGCTCTTCCTCGCTGCGATCTTCTAATCATCGACGAGGGCTTCGGCGCACTCGATGAAACTAACATTGAAGCATGCTCAGCGCTACTTCACGGTTTAACAAAGTACTTCAAGACGATTTTGATTATCTCACACGTCGATGCCGTGAAAGATTCTGTCGATAACGTCCTATCGATTTCAAAGCGAGGTCAAGACTCATATGTCAACACTTCAGGATGAGCCCTCTGTTCCAGATGCATGTCCGTTATGCGACACATTGCTAAGACGTTCAGACGTTGATACTTATAACGAATTCGGAATATGCTCAAATTGTGACATGTCTTTTAGGCAACCAATGATGAAAGCATGGAAAGATGGTTGGAGACCTTCCCAGAAGGAAATAGAGAACAAGCGGCTGTTGCTCAGAAAAGAGCCGTTTTTCTACAACAAGAACATTATTTAGTTTGTGAGGTAACGAAATGCTTGATATTGAGGGAGTGAGAGCCCTTTCACAAGAGCTTGATTATACGTTCGGCGGTTCTGACGGTCAGTACAAGGTTTCGCATGACATTAGCGAGGGAACCTTTCAACTGAAGTACAAGGCTATTTTTCAGTTTGCCGACCACCAGACGCTGAAGCTTCAGACAGATCGCCTTTCGAAGGTGTCTGAAGATATGTTGAAGGAAGCCGCAAAACGAGCAAAGAAGGCATATGATGGAGCTTCAGATAGCCCGCTGAAGACGAAGCTTGTTGCTGACAACGATGACGTCCAGCTTATCGGTACGACGATTTACTCTCCTCGTAGGACAGCATATTACACGAGAGTGTTAACCTACTCTCTTGACTAATGTCTCCTAGAACGAAACAACGCCAGATACAAGAGATTGTTAGATGCGGTAAGGAACCGGTACACTTCTTCAATCGGTATGTGAAGATCCAGCATCCGAACAGGGGCTTGATCGACTTCAAGACGTATGATTTTCAGAATGATTGCACATCGCAATTCAACGATCACAGATTCAACATCGTTCTGAAATCTAGGCAGCTTGGTCTTTCTACGCTTGTCGCTGCATATGCAGTCTGGCTTGCTGTCTTCTACAAAGACAAGAATATTCTCGTCATTGCAACGAAGCTGGCAGTTGCACAAAACTTCATCAGGAAAGTCAAGACGGTCATCCGCAACATGCCTGCTTGGCTCCTGATGCCTTCAATCGTTGAGAACAATAAGCAAAGCATCTTATTTTCCAACGGAAGCCAGATCAAGGCAGTCCCAACCTCTGATGACGCAGGTCGTTCAGAGGCACTTTCGCTTCTAATTGTTGATGAGGCTGCGTTTGTTAGAAACTTTGACGAGGTCTGGCGGGGCCTGTATTCAACGCTGTCGACAGGTGGCCGTGCGATTATTCTTAGCACGCCGAACGGCGTCGGCAACATGTATCACAAGCTATACATTGATGCAGAAGCCGGAGTAAATGAATTCAACGCGATCAAGCTTATGTGGGATGTTCATCCTGATCGTGGTGAAGAGTGGTTTGAAAACGAATGTAAGAACATGACAACGATGCAAATCGCGCAAGAGCTGATGTGCGACTTTGCAGCAAGCGGAAATACGTTCTTGCAACCTGAAGACATTGAGTACTTCAGGGGCTACGTGAAACAGCCTATTGAAAGATGGGGGCCTCAAGCGGGTGTCTGGTTGTGGAAGTATCCTCAGCCTGGCAGAAAGTACGTGATCTCTGCAGATGTCGCCCGAGGCGACGGCGCAGACTTTAGCGCATTCCAGGTTATAGACACACAAGAGAGCGAAGTTGTATGTGAGTTCAAAGGCAAGAGCCCTCCTGACGAGTTTGCTTTAGTCCTTGCAGAAGCTGGAAGAAAATATAACGACGCCTTGTTGTGTCCAGAGAATAACTCATACGGTTATGCCCTGATCATGAAACTTGTTGAGCTTGGATACACAAACCTGTATTATGCAAATCAACGTGACAAGTTTGCAGCACAATATGGCACACCTGATATTTCGAAAATTGGATTTGCGACAAGCTCTAAGACGAGAACACAAATTCTTACGAAGCTTGAAGAAGTGTTGCGCAGGCACGAGATCAAGTCATACTCTTCTAGGCTTTATGATGAGCTAAAGACTTTCATCTGGAAAAACGGAAAGCTTCAGGCGCAGAAGGGTAAAAATGACGATCTTGTCATGTCGTTAGCAATTGGTGTATGGCTTTATGACACTTCACCAGTATTGACGCAACAAGGTCAAAAGCTATCAGACGCAATGCTAGCCGCATTTGCAGTAAACTCTCCTGACGATAGCTCAAGACATGAGAGTCCGTTCTTTAACTCTCGCGTTAATTCGCAGTACTATGATATGTCGCGGCCAATACTTACTGATCAGGACCTTGTCCCGAAAAGTGATGAGAGTCTTCCTGGTTTTTGGTGGCTGTTGAAATAAGGATGAAGAATGGCTGAAGAAGAAAGCCTGTTCAATAGGCTGACAAAGTTGTTCAGAAGTGGACCCACTGTTAGAAGAAAAGTCAAGAACTACAAACCTCCTTTGGCAGGAGAACAGTTAGACGTTTTCGGGTACGGTTCAAACAACGTCTACAATGCTGCGCTGAGCGCTTATGGTGCATTTGACAGAATGAGTCGCTACAGCGATTTTTCTGAGATGGAAGCAACACCTGAAATCGCCAGCGCGCTTGACATTTACTCAGAAGAGACAGTCTCTGTCGATGAAAAGGGTAACTCACTACACATCTACAGCGACAACAGAAAGATCAAGGAGCTTCTTGAGAATCTATTCTATGATATTCTCAATGTTGAATTCAATCTTTCGATGTGGGTTCGCAATCTTTGCAAGTACGGTGACTTCTTTCTTTTCATCGATGTGAATCCCGAATTCGGCGTGATGAATGCGTACCCAATTCCAATTGCTGAGATTGAAAGAGAAGAAGGCTTTGACCCTGAAGATCCAGCAGCTGTGAGATTCAGGTGGGTGTCAAGAGGAAATCAGGTTCTTGAGAACTGGCAGATCATCCACTTCAGACTTTTGGGAAATGATGCATTCCTTCCGTACGGATCAAGCGTGCTTGAAAGTGCAAGAAGGATCTGGCGTCAGCTGATTCTCATCGAGGATGCGATGCTTGTGTATCGAGTCATTCGTGCACCAGAGCGTCGAGTCTTCTATATCGATGTTGGCAACATCTCACCAGAAGATATTCCTACATTCATGAAGGCTGCGCAGGATAGCCTGAAGCGCAACAAGGTCGTCGACAAGACAACGGGCCGCGTTGACCTGCGCTACAATCCACTCTCAGTTGACGAGGACTATTTCCTTCCAGTTAGAGGGACCGAGTCAGGTACAAGAATTGATACCCTCGCAGGTGGACAGAACACTGCTGCGATTGAAGACGTCGAGTACATTCAGAAGAAGCTTTTCGCTGCCCTGAAGATCCCACGTGCTTACCTAGGGTATGATGAAGAAATTGGGTCAAAGGCAACATTGGCACAAGAGGACATAAGGTTCTCAAGGGCAATTCAGAGGATCCAGAAGACCGTCTTGTCTGAGCTCAACAAGCTTGCGATCATTCATCTTTATGCTCACGGATTCACGGATGAAGACTTGCTTGATTTTGAGCTTAAGCTTTCCAACCCATCGTCAATTGCACAACAGCAGAAGCTCGAGTTGATTCGAACAAAGTTTGAAATTGCCGGCGCTGCACCTGAGGGTATCACTGATAGAGAGTGGATCAGAAGAAACGTCATGGGCTTCAATACTTCTGAGATCGACGCAATCGAGAAGGGAAGAGAAGAAGACAAGAGGAGAGACATTGAGCTCGAAGCCGTCACAGCAGAGACACCTGAGGGTGGCGCCGGTGGAGAAGGTGAAGAGGCAGGAGGGACAGAGGATCTCTTCGCAGGAGACAATCCAGAAGGAAAGCTTCTGACATCAGTTCGTCCTGAAGATGACGAGGATGACGAGCTAGCGCTATCAATTGATGATGTCGATGCGCCGATCAAGGCTCAAGCAAAAATTACGAATGTTTTCGGTGAGCCAATCAAGCCAAAGAGAAAGTCAAAGACAGCTGCATCCACAGCTGAGATGCCAGATATGTCAAAGATGGTAGCTGTTGGTAAGAAAGCAAGAACACAGGACACGATGTCCAGACCTTTTGATCAAGATTCGTTGAAAGGATTTTCGAAGATCAAGCTTGGCGAAGACGCAGATCCATTCTCTGCTTTTTTCGATAGGCAAACAAAGCAGCATGCGATAATGACAAGAGAGCTTGAGTCAACGCTCTCGAGTATGAGAACTAACCTAGATATTGATACAAGTTCTTTGCTAAAAGAATCGGAGAACAATGATGAGTAAGCATAACAAGAAAAGAAACGTTGGGATTGTCTACCAGCAAGTTCTTCGTCGTGCAGCTGAGGCTGCTGTTGATGGAGATAAAGAACATGCAAACGAATGCATTTCGCTGCTGGGCAGGCATTTTAGGCAGGGCACTGAGCTTTACAAGGAGCACAGACTCTTTAGGTCAATCCTGGATACGCACGGTGTTGATACACAGATGGCCAGCAGAGTCCTCTCAATTGCAAAGGAAGTCTCAAGGTCTATTGACTCGGATGAGATTGGAAAGCAAAAGGGCGCGTTCATCAACGAGGCAAATAGAATGTTTGGAAAGGGAGTTCTATTTGATACGCACGTTGAGAACTACAGGGGTCTAGCGACAGTTCAGCTTCTCATCAACGAGTGGAGGCATCCTGGAACGCTGGGCGCAGATGAAACAGCAATCTTTGAGGATCGTCTACAGTCTTACATGATGACCGCAACATCACCTGAGGTTCTACAAAGGGAAGAAAGAGTTGATGATCTTACAGTCTCAATGTTTCAAAAGAGATTTGACGAGTCGTATGGCGCAAAGCTAAACGCTGCGCAGAAAGAGTTCGTCGTCGCAATTGCATTTGACAACAGCGAACTTGTCGACAAGATGATCTCAGAAGCAAAAGCCAAGGCTGTCAACCTTCTCGATGCTCGTGTGAGAAGAGAAAGCAATCAAATGCTTATCGAAAGACATGGGTCAGTTCGCAGAAACATCATCAACTTTGAATGTAGCGACGAAGAGTCAAGGGTGAAAGCGATGACGTTGTTTAGCCTTATTGAAGAATTGGAGAACGAGGATGTCTAATATCAAGCTCATCACATCGTGGCAACCGTTTGAGTATGACTCGAAGATGATTGCAGAGTCACGGCTTGAGAACGGTGGAAAGATTGTTATGAAGGGAATTCTTCAAAAGGCAAACACCCTTAACCAGAATGGAAGA